TTTTGGTGAAGGTATTCAGTCTTTTGTAGATCTTGGTATAGCTGATTTTGCTCTTTCCTTCTTAATGCTTAGGATAGGAATAGAAAGAGCTTTAAGTGCGTTTGAGTTTGAAAGTGATCATGGCGTAAAAGTATATCACTCTCTAGAAAACCTAGCATTAATAGCTACTGGTACAAGTGCTAGAGCAATGGAGGGAACAGCTAATAACATTAGTAGCGCCTTAGAACGGTTAGGAAATTCAATGGATGATAAACAAACAATAAAAATTACTATAGACAGGGAAGCTGTGCAAGAGTTAGTCGACAAGGCTTACTACGAATGCAGCGCAGAATAGGAGACACACTATGGCAGTTCCAACTTTTCAATTATCAACAAACAGCAGCATAGAAAATCATGCACTTGAAACTAATTCAATAGTTTCAATTACTAGTATGGTTACTGGTGATTTTGTTGATTTTGTAGCATACCTAACGGATGCTAGTCAGACATTAACATTGAACTGGAATACAGAGGATGTGTTTGGTAGAAACGATCCAATCGCAGTGTACCAAGGAACAAAAAGAACAATTTCAGTTGCTTTTCAAGTTCCGGCGGGGTCTTTGGAAGATGCTCAAAATAACTTGTTAAAAGTTGATATTTTAACTGCCTTTATGTATCCCGGATTTAGAAATTATAAAAGTTTTAAAGATGTAGAAAATTTGAAAGTGGCTAGTTATATGGCTTCGCCTCCTTTAATTAAATTAAAATTTGCAAATTGGATCAACAATAATGAAAATGCCGAATCTTCATTCGGCACTAGAAGATTCAAGAAAATCGCAGGCGCCGAAGCACCAGATACAGCCAGAGCCAGAGCAGCAGAGGCCGAGGGTATGATGGAAGAGGACGTTGAGAGTGCAGCAACCATTCCCGACGCAACCATGGACGGCTTACTTGGATATGCAGACGCTCTTAGCATAACGCCAGTTTTAGAGCATGGAACATTCATTGCTCACACAGACCAAGAAGGATCAAAGCACTGTCCAAAATTAATTGAGATTAGTTTTACCTTTAATGTTCTTCACCAAAACACATTGGGATGGAATGAAGAAACAGGAACTTGGATCGGAGATAAATTTTTATTTGGTAACAAGAAGTTATAAGGAGATATTATGGCTAGAGAAAGAACAACGGCGATTAACAATCATGAACAGTACAAGCAAGCCTTTGATGAAAGGGGAGTTAAAAAAATAGAACAACTCAGAACACCAAAGTTTTCTGAATATCCTAGCAATATTAACGCTGTTGATTACACTTGGAAACAGGGTGATTCTTATTGGAGGCTAGCTTATGAATTTTATGGCTCATCAAAATACTGGTATATAATAGCAAGGTTTAATGATAAGCCAACAGAAGCACATATTAGCATTGGAGAAAAAATATTAATTCCAATAGATATTAAGCCATTGCTAAGGAGAGCATAATGGCGGGTGGATATATTCAAAACTGGTATGTTCGTAACTTAGTTCACTACTTAGTCGCAAGTATTGGTAGTTATCCATTAGATAAGCGTAGGCTAGGTTTTATGGCCAATCAACACTGGCTATCATTAACAGCGACTCCCGGCGAAGTTGACACGAGTGGAAACGCTAATCACTATTACCAATCTGGTGATTCGGCATTTCATGATAATAGTGTAACCCGCGCAAGTGATACTTTTTTTGCAAGACTACCTGCTGGAGAGCTTGTTAGACAAAGTGTGTTGTCGGCCGCTAGCGGTAACAAAGCAGAATTATATTGCATGGGAGAGTTTTTATTTCAATTTTTAGATCAATGGGGAAATGAAAACGAACTAAAACAAAGAGAATTGATGAGAGAAAACATGGGACCATGGGCCTTTGATCAGTGTTGGGAACTATGGTCAAAATTGTCGCAGTTTCATGAGTTTGATAGTAGTGCTCCACAAAAGGAACAAATATTTGATAAAATTGCCGATGTATTTTTTTCAAGGATTGATATGCTTAGCACTTTTGGTGATCCAGTAAGTCGGCCCCCAAAGTTTCCCGTTAGTATGATTAGCGTAACCCCAGGATCGACTGATGTGGACGTGCGGCCGCAGAATATAGGATTTGAAAGCTTAACTGAGGCAGCATCGGCTGGTGACGAGGCACTGAATATTATTTCTATCGGCAATTTTGGTAATGTATTTAAACTTGATTTTAATAAATTGTCTAATGGGGATTTTAAGAGTTTATCAAATGAACAATTGGCTAATATTGCCCTTACGTATTTTCATAAAGAAGCGAAGGCTAATGTAAGCGCATTATACACTTCTTTTCAATTATCATATTCAGACTCAAAAATGGCAAGTTATCGCCGCGATCAAGTTGCTGTCGCCCAGTATCAATCCAATGGAGATTTTTCCTTTATTGGAAGTATGTTTAGGCAATATTTTTTTGGAATGGGCTGGTTGCGTACTGCTGGAGGAGGCTATAGATTTAATGACGCTCAAATTAATCTTTTTAAAACGATCTTCTTAAATCAATGTGAACAAATTTGCCGGTTAGTAAAAGAAAATGAAAACTTTCAACAAGACACGCCTCTGCCTGAATTTTATAGACAACCAGTAAACTGGGTAGAAGATGCATGGAAAACAGCAAAATCAATGTTATTAAGACCCGGTGGAGTCATAGCCCTTCAGAACAAAACCCAAACAATAAATTTTAATGTTGGTGCTGGTTCTGGTGAACCCGACAGTAATAGCTTATTGTGGCATTATTATGATGATGCATTAAAATACAGATATGGCTTTTTTGGCTTTTATCATGGCGACGGCTATGGAGACGATTTTTTTGTTGCAGCATATAAGGGTAATTGGTCTAGTACTATTGATGTACAACACGGCTGGAGTGATGCTTCAAGTGGTGACGTTGGCGATGCTTATATTGGTGCAGATGATGATCCAGATATAAAAAATAGGATGAGAGAAATATTTACCGACCCAGCGGTAACATTCGCGACCTCTAATTCTGTCGTTCATGGTTTCCAAAACTATAATGGTAGTCATACTAAAAAGAATGCGAATTGGAAAGGGCCGTACACTGGAACATGGAATATTTATGAGAATTGTGTATTTTCTGATGATGGTATATTTGAGAACTGGGGCGAATTCAGGAGAGAGGCAAGACTTAATTACAAAGCAAATTGGTTCTGGCAGTATCGTGGAGATCGGCATCGAGAATTTATCGAAAGGTTTAATGGCTTATCGGCTGCGGAATGGGTAACGGCAACACATAAAGCCCATGTTGTGGAATCGGACTCCGATAAAGCAGCACATGCAAAATATTTGGCTGATTATAGTAACGATATGTACTATAGTATCGGCCACCAAGCACAATTTGACGATCCTGAAGCTGATTATTATTACAATGGGCTGTGTGGTAAAATCATGAAGAAGTTTGAAGAAAAAATTAAACTTAAACAGACTCGTCGGGCAGAATATGATATCGAATTCGCTAAGAGAAAACAAGATCTAATGACCACTGGGCAACGTTTAGCCAACACAGACCCAGACTCAAGCGATTTTGAGGACGCACAAGTACAAGTAAACCTTGCAACCGTACAATTTCAACTATTACAATCAATGGCTGAAAGCGCAGGAGTTGTTGATAGCTTCGGAAACCCAATACCAATATCAATTGACGATTTATACAAAGAAGCAACAACAGTGATGGGATGGTCTTTTGCAATTGGCTTTGCATGCGCCCATAGAGACGAAATTGCGTTTAAAACTATTGATAAATTAATTGAGATGAGTCGTCAGGAAGGACATGATGATTGGTATCCGAGTTCAGGTGATCTTGAAGATATCCGAGAGGGGGTTGAACAGGCGTTAAATGCCGGACAGCAACAAGCTGCTGCTGCGGCTGCTGAACAGTTATCTAAAGATGATGAGTTAAGCAAAGAACAAATCGAAGAAAGACAAGTTTTTTATAAGCAGTGTTTTTTGCTAGCTAACATGGATTTGTTTAAGGAGGAGTTCCAAAGAGACGTATATACGAAAACCACAAACGGTACAGACCCCGGTGCTGCTAATATACACGCCGGCTTAAAACAAGGAGAGGGGTTAGAGTACGGTGGACGAATCAAAATGGTCGACATTGACTCTGGAATGGGCAAGTCTACAAGAGCAGAAATAATTAACAAGCTTGTTTCACCAAAAGGAAAACCAATTGATCAATTTTTTAGTATGACCCCAGATATTATTTCTGCGCTTGTTCCTAAAATTAGATTATTTAGGGTTTTTAATGATGATGTTGGAACATTAAGAGAGATTGAATTTGATTTTCCAAATCATATGAACCCAGATGATAATCAATATAGAGCATCATATTTATCACTTGGAGAAAAAAAAGCTGATGGTTCGTACTCATCATCACAAAGACAGGATAAGTGGGATTTTGGAATAAAAGAAATAACTCTGTCTTTTGAGGGCTCTTCACCAGCGACTTCAACAAAAGACATAGTTGTTGATATGAGTATGTTTTTTAGAGACTTTACCGACTTAATAAAGAAGCGAAGACTGGGAACCTATTATGAATTTATTGAGGGCAGGAATGACGATAGGCTTTTAGATGATGAATTTAACCTATTCAGCTATTTGGACTTAATTTTATTTCCAATAAGCGACAAAAAACCTCAAATTGATGGGGTTATACCTGCCCCTTTTCAATACGACCCAGCAAACTATAGAATTAGGCTTGATGTTGGATGGATGAAAAGAGAAGATCCATCATTTAGATCAATTTGTGAATCAAGAGGTCTTAGCATGGAAATGCTTAATGAAGCAATTGATAAAATAAATAAGTCATATTATTTAAATATGATTGACCATGATCTAGATTTTAAAAATGATGGCTCTGTTGAAATAAAAGTAAAGATGAGAGCTTTTATGGAGTCTGCTACTCAATCAATCGCAATGGACGCCATCTCAACGCCCGAATTGAACTCCCTAAGAAAGATTCTCAAAGAAGAAAAAGATAGAGTTCTACCGCAGTGTACGCCTGAAGGCGTTTTAGAGCTTTTAAATATTTATCAACAAATAGAATTGGAGTTTTTAAAAAAGTCATACCAGTCTATATTCGCGAGACTAATGATGAGGCAGAGAATCTTTTATTGTTTTGCTCATAGAAAGTCTAGAAATGAATTTGCAAAATATGGCTTTTTTAGCAATATACCACCAGTATATGACGGGCAGAAAACTGCTTATTCAATAGCACAAACAAATGTGAACATTGCTGAACAAGTCAAGGGCCAAGCGAAAGATCCTGAAAACATCGTTGCTAATTCTTTTACACTACTTGACGGAGAGCTAAAAAACCTGACACCAGAAACTGTTAATTTTAGTAATGATAATGAGTATGAAATTGTAAACTTTTTTTATTTTGGGGATTTGATTCACACTTTGATGGATTGTATGTATGAAGCCCCTGACCCAACTGGAACAGCAACTATGGTTGGAAAAATAAAAGACGATGTTAGAAATACGGTTGTTATTCTTCCATCATTTGATTATATTGGAAGCGATGGGGAATCACACCATATTAACATGGCTGAAATACCCGTTTCACTTGATTACTTTTTAGAATTTTTTACTAAAAATGTTTTGGAAGGTGAGAGACAAAGTTATCCCTTGATGCATTTTATTAAAGACTTGTGTAACCGCTTAATTGTAGACTTGTTTGCAGACTTGTGCTTTAGTTCAAATGTACCAGTGAAGAGTATGTACTTCAAATCAACAACAATTATGGGCGTTTCTCAGAGCCCACCTGATGATGATGGATTTGTTTTAGACCCGCTAGGGCCACAGTCTGCTAAATATTTCCCCAATACTAGAATAATTGATTTGGAAAGGTGTTATGAGAGTGGAATTGTACCTTTAAAAACAAATTTGGGAGACAGGCCAATTGAACAGTCTTTTAATTATATTATTGTGTACCCAGCTACCGATACAGATAACTCAAATCGTCGAGGCGATAGAGATAGTGATGAAGAATCTGGTATTAGACATTTGTTTGTTGGGGCTGGTGAAGGGCTGCTGAAAAGTATATCATTTAGTAAAGTGGATATGCAATACCTAAGAGAAGCTAGATATTTTAATCATGGTTATGATAACTTGATGCAATTAGGTGCTGTGTATAAAGCTAGTATTGATATGGTTGGGAACACTATGTTTTATCCCGGCATGTCTGTTTTTGTAAATCCAACAACTCTATCACCGGATCCTAATGACATGGACCCCTCAATTGGCCCACTAAGTGTTGGCGGAGCTTCAATTGCAAATGCTTTGGGGATTGGTGGTTATCACATTGTTACTAAAGTAAAAACGACTATCGGTCGTGGAAAATTTAATACAAATGTTGAAGCTATTTTTGACTATGCTGGTGACGGCACAAGAACCGACACTATTCAGAATAACGCAGAACCAGACGAAGAAAAAACTCCAAGAGAACAAGGCCTTATTGCCGCCAGAAGTTACGGAGGACTACCAGAAGGAGCAGATGATAGAGCATGTAGAGCAGTTAGTTCTGCGAGATTACAACACTTAAGCGACTTATACAACCCTGCCTACCAAACAAATATAGCGGCCGGAAAACCAGATGGGGTTGCGATGGAAGATTATCTCTTTGATAATGCTAATAACATAGCCTCGCAAGCTAGTAATGCTAAAGCGCAACAAAAAGCCGCAAATGAAAAAGCATTTGCCGACTCTGTACGCGCAGAGGCTGAAGTCGCGCAAAGAAAAATAGCTAATACAGCAGGTACAGAATAATGAATTTTTTTGGTAAAAATACAAATCCTAATCCATTTATTGCATTTTATGAAAGGTCAAAATACAGACTAAAAGCATATGAGACTATTAATTCGACTATAATGCAAGCGGTAAAAGATTTTAGTTTTTCTGACTATGCTTTATACGGCAAAGTTAACTCTGGAGGTATGAGTATATTTCCATTAAACAAAGGATTAAAAACTTTTATTCCACATGGTGCTAATGAAAATGCAATCATGTTATTAGATTTTGTTGGAGAGGCTTTTGAAGACTTAGTTGATTATTTTGAAAAATGCAAAGTATCAGGCAAAATTCCAAATCAAAGCTTTATTAACAATATACAATTATTAAAAGGATATAAGAGCCCAGCACCAGATTATTTTGAATACATAAGTTTAATGAAAGATTCGTTTCATGAAAATTTTATTATTAATAATAAAAAAAATATACTAAACTTTGATGATTATATTAGAGAATTTATAGACTTTGTAAAAAGAATGGGTTCTAATTATCCAGTAACTTTGTCCTCTTGGTATAGGACCAAAACAGCGTCTCCATTTCACAGCGGAATATACTTGTCTATTTTAGATATTCCATTTGGAGATGACTCTAAAAAAGAAGTGATCGTAAATGATCCTACATTTTCCTTTTTTATACATTCGTGCAAAGAGCACGGGTTTTATGTATACAAAAATAACCCAAGTGTTTTGGTCGCTGATTTAAAATCAAAATATATGATGGATAAATATTCAAGAAGTTTACCTGCCTCAATTGATGATTTTTTTAGTCTTTATTACATGAAGGCTTCACACAACGACATGGATTTACTATACAATGAATTAGTAAAAGGTTACAATGAGTTTGTTGATTTGTACCCAGAACAAAGAAAGATCATAATTGGTAAAAACAATCATGCAATATCTGTGTTTACTAAAAGAAATATGTATAATAATAATATTAATTATAATACATTTATTAAATTATATATATTAATAAGAAATATAGAAAATGATTATCCATTTCATAGTGTTGAAGTAGATGATATGGCTAATAGTTGTATTTACTATTTAAAAAAACTTGACAGGAATAGAGTAATAGATTATATTGATCAACAGTTCGTCACACATCTTGCAAATCGACATGGATCTGTTAATTGGTATAAACAATTGATTCACAAAAGCAAAATGACGGGAGATAACAATGGAGGTTATTAATGTTATTTCAAATACTAGACAACAAGAAAGATTGCTTTGGGGTCTATCATAATGGTAATTTTATCTACGACAGAGTACCAGCCAACGTCACAGGAACTTGGAATTATAACAGTTGCCTTAGTGGCCATAATATCAATTTCGCTAATATTTATACCGGTGGTAGAGCATTACATGAAGTTTGTCCGGAGAATATTAAATTACGATATGGTAAAAGAGAGGAAAAAATAAGATCATTTATTAACGCAGCAGTGAATGCTAAAATAAAAATTGATGATCGCTGTTTGTTTGAAATTGTACCTGAAAATCATCTTCGTCACTACTGTGAAATAAAGAATCAAATTTGTGATTGGGTCTTTAATAATTACGAAAGACCAGCTAACCATGATTTCATTGTTGATTTACATGTAATGGCTGATGAGATTGCAAATAATGTGGTATTAATCGACCATAAACGCCTTAAAAACCACTCCAAAGTAGATATGAAGGCTAAGTCACTCCTTAATACATTGAATGGAAAAAATATACCAATTTGCTATGATGTGTGGGGGTCAGTAACAGGCAGACTAACAACAAAAAGGGGCTCCTTCCCAATAATGAATTTAAAAAAGGAACTGGCTGATATTGTAATTCCAAAAAATAATATATTTGTTCAATTTGATTTGAATGGTGCTGAAATAAGAACTCTATTATCGCTTTCAACTGGTGCTCACCCAAGAGAGGATGTGCATGAATTCAATATTAAAAATGTATATAGAGGAATCGGCACAAGAGATAAGGCTAAAAAGAGATTTTTTGCGTGGCTATATAATCCAAACTCTGAGGATTATTTGACTGAGAGGTTTTATAATAAAACTGCTGTACTAAAGAAGCATTATGTTGGTGGTGTTGTTTGTACGCCATTTGGTAGAAAAATACCAACAGATGATTTTCATGCACTAAATTATCTACTACAAAGTACTTCATCTGATAATTGTATGCAACAAGCAGTTAAGATTCACAAATTTCTTAAAAATAAAAAATCTTTTGTCCACTCGGTCATACATGATTCGCTAACAATTGATCTTGATTTGAGTGAAAGATCAATGCTTCCACAGTTACAAGAGCTGTTTGAAGACACACAGCTTGGTTGGTTTAAATCTTCAGTACAGGTTGGGCATAACTTGAAAGATTTGCTGGAGGTATCATGGTCTTAATAGGTATAGGAACAGCCGGCAGTAACGTAGTAAATGAGTTTGGAAAGCAGCACAAAAAAATAACAATTACTGCTGAAGACTTTCCAAAAAAATGCACAAAAACAGAAGACTATGAAATGTACTGTCCTAGGTTTACAAGAAAATTAAAGTTTTCAAACGAAGAGTGTTGGGTTGCTCTATGGGTGCTGGTAAAGTTGCTGGATCTACATTAAGAATATTACAGACAATTAAGAATAAAAAAATAAATATCATTTACATTTATCCCGACACATCACTAGCCAATCCAGCCGAACTTAAAAGGAACAAAGTTGTTTTTAATGTCTTACAGCAGTTTACGAGATCTGGATTACTTAATCGAATGTATCTGTTTTCAAATAAGGAAATTATCAACACAATCGGAGACCAGCCAATAAACATGCTGTATAAAATGATAAATAAACAAATAGCAAACTCAATTGAAACATTGGAATGGCTTAAAACACAAAAACCTGTGTTTGGCTCCCAGCATGAATCAAAAGAAATATCAAGAATATGCACTGTATCTGTAGGTAATTTTGAAAATAATGATGAAAAAATGCTTTTTTTACTTGACAACGTATCTGAATCATGCTATAATTATAGTGTAAGCAAAAATCAATTGGAGAAAAATAAAGACTTGCTAAAGATTATAAAAGAAAAAATAGAAAACGATGATAAAAATAATATTTCATCATCATTTGTTGTTTATACTTCTGAACATAATCAATCATTTTTTTATTCTCTTAAGTTTACACACTATATTCAAGAAAATTAATTTTTTTTCTTGACACCATATACCCAATAGGTTATATTATAATTGTAAGCAAGAAAAGCTTTTAAAAAAATTACAACCCACTAAGAAAAAAACTTTAACTTTTTTCTTGACAACAAATAACCAATAGGTTATATTATAAGAGTGGGAAGAAAACTTGTTACGAGTTAAGCCATTGATGACTATCATCACAAACTTTAGGTCACAATCTGCTTAATTAACCAAGGAAGTAAACACTCACAAGTCATTCACATAACGGAGGAAATATGACTACATACACACAATACACTGGAACATTTAGAAAAGCTGATGGTAGCACTCGCACTATGTCTTTTATTAAGACACAAGACTTACCTTCTTCACACTTTTCTGAAGGACAAATTAAAGGTAATCGTTCCCGTGATGGTAAAACTGAAGTTGTTTATGATACTCAGCTTCGATCATTTCGTCGATTCAATCACTCGACACAAATTGGTCAAATTTCTGAGCAAACTGTTCAGTATTCATTTGACAGCTAACCAACAATTGGTTACATTATAATAGCGGGGGGATAAAATCCCCCTGACTTTAGTCCTTAAAGACAAAAAACTTAGCTAAAATAGGAGATAAACATGGCTATAAATTTAGATTTAATGCGAAAGAAGCTGAACACTTCTAAAAATAATGGTAAAGAACAAGATAATACCAAGTGGCGCCCATCCGAAGGCGATCAAACAGTTCGAATTCTACCAACTTCTGATGGAGACCCTTTCAAAGAGTTTCACTTTCACTATAACGTTGGTAAAAACCCCGGCATTCTTTGTCCAAAAAGAAATCATGGTGAAGATTGTCCAATCTGTGACTTTGCATCAAAGCTGTGGCGTGAAGGCGTCGAAAATAGTGATGATACTGCAAAGCGCGAAGCGAAAAAACTATTCGCAAGAAAGCGGTACTACTCACCAATCATTGTACGTGGCGAGGAGTCAAAAGGCGTAAGAGTATGGGCTTACGGTAAAACTGCTTATGAAACACTTCTATCATATGTCCTCGATCCAGACTATGGTGATATTACTCATGCTGAAACTGGTACTGATATTGTATTGAACTATACTATTCCCGGTACACCCGGATCATTTCCCAAGACTGCTTTAAAACCACGTCGCAGACCTTCTGTCTTATGTGATGATGAAGTGGCTGATTGTGATGAGTTGATTAATTCGATTCCTGAGATTGAGACCCTGTTCCAGCGGCACTCAACACAAGATGTTCAGGCGTTGCTGGATGAATATTTGTCCTCCGATGTTACCTCCGAAGGTCTCTCCAGTGAGTCGAACCATTACAATTCCCAGAAGACTGTTGATTCGGCTTTAAAGAACTTTCTAAACCAAGAAAGTTAATTGGGAGTGTGGGCCCCGCACTTAAAACTGGGGCACTTTTACAATAGGAGAACCATGACCACGACTTTAGATACATTTAAAATTAATCCGAGTGATGGGTTGTTTCGCAAATTAGGATCTCTCAACATTGAGTGGCCCCATGTAATTTGGGAACTTGTAAACAACTCAATACAGGCAGCAGATGATAGAGATTTAGATTTAAACTTAAAAATTATATTTGATTTTGATTCCGAAACCGAAAAACTTAATCAACTTACGGTACAAGATAAATCTGGCGGGATCAAAAGATCAGATATTTCCGTAGCCCTTGAACCAGCGGCCTTTCGAGATACAGAAAGGACTCTAAATGAACACAGCATGGGACTCAATATCGCAATCGAGCACTTAACACAAGGTAAGGGCTCTTATGAGTTAAGAAGCCACATTGGAGATAATAGCTTCATTATTAGTGATCGTCTTTCTTTTCACAAAGAAATATCAATCCACTCTCTGGATTCTAATGAAAAGCATGGTGTTGAGCTTATATTTTCTGATTTTGAAGATCAATTTGGCGATCTAAAGTTTCCTAATGGTGGATCGACCAATGCTCTATGGTATTTTTGGACCGATACATGTGCAAAATACCGGTATAAGTATGAATCCTTTATGAACGTTGGTAGAGATTTTAAAATAGAAATTGTTTGTAATTGTGGCTCACGATCAAGAAATAGAAAATACACACCAGTAAAGCCAGTATTAAAAAATCCTTTGAATGGAAAGAATGAGTGGGTCACAGAATTTGTACTTGAAGATCAAGATGTTAAAATCCATTATAAAATTGGCGCAGCAAGTTTACCCCATGAATCATATAATAAAGATGCTGGTCATGTTAATATATGGAATTCAATACATCCATATAGAGTTAAGACTGGGAACTTTGGTCTTGACTTAATCTATCAAGACGTTGTATTGGAACGTAATACACTATATAAGGACAAGCGAAACTCTTGGTGGGATCACTCACTTCTTCGTGGAGAAAAAATAATACTCTCCGGTGGAGAAAGTTTCTTTACCAAAGATGGAATGAAGGAAACAGAGGCAATTAGGTTCTTGGATGAAAAAGCGAAGAAAATCTTTAACGGACAAGAACCGCACCCTTTAACAGGCGATAAGACCAATTTTTTTGATAACTTCATCAACAGAAAGAATCATGATAGAACAACCCCATGCGCACCAGAAAAAATTGTAAAATTCCGTCATCGGGAAATTCTAGAGTGTTTTATGGGAGAACAAGTATCGCAAGAATTAAATCTGCCTTGTGGGAGAATAGATATGATGTCACCTACAACTGTCTACGAACATAAGATAAAATCATCAAAGCCAGATGATATTATGCAATTACTTAAATACTTATTATTCTGCCCAGAACACTCCGGAGAACTATGGGCAGATGGACACACTGATGCTTCCAAAGAGACATGCACCAAAGTGAATGAACTATTAGCTGCTTCGGGAACAAATCAAAAAATAGTATTAAAAGATCTCACCGAACAACTTAAGAACCCTAACTTAACTGACGATGAAAAAGAATTATTATAAAGGAGAAACAATGGGAGAACTACTAAAAATGAAAACAGGAAAGATTAACGTTGCTGATCTTGCAAAGAAGATCAACAAGAAAATGGGAATGAATGTCGCTCATGACCTTTCCCAATCAGATCCGGTATCCGTAAAGGATTGGATTCCAACCGGATCAAAATGGCTTGACTTAATTGTGAGTCCGGGCCAAGAAGCAGGAATCCCTGTTGGAAAGATTACTGAACTGGCCGGCTTGTCCGGTTCTGGTAAATCATTCATGGCGGCACAGATTGCAGCGAATGCCCAAAAGAAGGGAATGTTCGTTGTTTATTTTGACGCAGAGTCAGCTATTGACCCTGAGTTCTTAGAGAAGGCAGGTTGTTCAAAAGACCAACTTCTTTACTATCAAGCCACGAGCGTTGAGAATGTGCTCAACACAATGGAATATGTAATGAATGAATATGGGGAAGCCCGTGTTCTGTTCATCTGGGACAGTGTAGCTGCCACTCCGTCCGAGAAAGATTTGGAAGGTGACTTTAATCCTCAATCTTCTATGGCTGTTAAGCCAAGAATTTTTTCGAAAGCATTTCCTAAACTTACGATTCCATTAGCGAACACTGAATCAACGCTCCTTATGATTAACCAATTGAAAACCAATATCTCATCAAATCCAATGATGGCTCTTGTTGAGCCTTACATTGCACCCGGAGGAAAAGCGATTGAATACTTCAGTTCTCTTAGAATCTGGCTAACAAAGCGAAAGTCAAAGGCTAGTTTTGCGATAGATGAAGATGGTACAAGAATTGGTTCTCATGTTAGATGTTTTATCAAAAAGTCTCGTTTCGGTTCCGAAGGTCGTGACTGTGAATTTAAAATCATTTGGGGTAATGAGATTGGTATACAAGATGAAGAATCTTGGCTAGAGATCCTTAAACGCTCAAAAACGCCTAATTTTTCATCCGCCGGTGCATGGTACACCCTTATACCAAAAGAAGGAAAACCAATGAAATTTCAGTCAAAACAGTGGAAAGATAAGTTAAAAGATGAAACATTTCGAAATGCCGTTATTGATTTATTAAATGAAGTAATGGTAGAAAAATACAAATCATAAAGTTTGTTCGTGTGTTCTCCTGTGGTTGGCCCCCGGTTGAAAAACCGGGGGTTTTTTTCTTGACAAGATAGGAGTGCTATGATATATTATATAAACGGAGGATAAATGAGACCAACAACAATTACAGAAGAGTTAGATCGCGTCATTATTATAGACGCACTAAATATGTTTTTAAGATCATATACAATCATACCAAGTATGAATCCACAAGGTTTACCAAATGGAGGCACAATTGGATTCATCAAGTCATTACAAAAACTATGCAGAGACTTTAGACCTAAAGAAATCATCGTGTGTTGGGATGGGCATGGAGGCTCAGAAAAACGAAGACAGATGAATAAAAATTATAAACAAGGCAGAAGGCCAGTTAGATTCAATCGTCGTATGATTGATTTGCCTGAAGAAGAAGTTTACAAAAACAGAAGAGACCAGCAGCTTAGACTACATGAGTATCTTAACTGTATGCCGTTGATGCAGCTTATGGTTGATTTTGTTGAAGCAGATGATATTATCGCACATGTAATAAACAACAAAAAATATAAAAATTGGGAGAAGATAATTGTTTCTTCGGATAAGGATTTCTATCAATTGTTAGGTGTTCAAAATACATGGATTTGGAGACCGATACAAAAAACATTGCTAAATGGTAAAATGCTTTTATACAAAGAGGGTATTCACCCAAACAACTATGCACTGGCTAGAGCGATTGACGGGGACAAGTCTGATAACATTGAGGGAGTTCCTAGAATTGGTATGAAAACTATTAAAAAAGACTTACCAATTCTGGAACAGTCTGAGCAAATCAGTTGCAATGAGTTATTTGTTCATTGTAGAATGCAAATAAAACAAAAAAATATACATAAAAAGTTGCTAGAACACCAAGAACGTGTTAAAAAGAATTATGAAATAATGCAACTATATGAACCAAACATCTCTTATAATGGGCGGAGATCTATTGATTACATAGTAGACTCTTTTGAGTATGGGTTTGATAAGTTGGAGATTCAAAAAATGCTCATACAGGACGGAGAAGCCCAATTAAATTTATCTGATTTGTGGACAGCTTTTAAAAAAATGAAACCATAGTTAAAAACGGAGGACAACATGGAACTGAAACAAGAAACTTTTCAAAAGTTCGGTAAGAACTTTCAAGAAAACTTATGTCATTTAATGCTACAAGATAGAGCTTTCTGTGATCAAATCACCGAGGTTTTGGATGTTGAATATATTCAATATGAACATTTGAGGGTGTTTTCAAATATGCTGATTGAATATAGGACAAACTATAGAGAGCATCCATCATATGAGACAATGGCCACAATAATTACGTCTAATGTTGGTAAGTACACTGACGCATTAAAGAAGCAAATAACATCTTTTTATTCTAAAGTGATTAATACAGGTGAGATATCTAGCGCTGAATTTATAAAAGATAATGCGATTGATTTTTGTCGTAAGCAAGTGCTCAAAAAGGCTATGATACAATCAGTAAAGCTTTTAAAATCGTCATCTTTTGAAGAAATCCAAAAAGTCATAGAAGAGGCTATGAAGCTTGGTACTAATATTGATTTTGGCCATGATTATCACATGGACATTGACGACAGATATAGAGTGAAGTCTAGGAACCCTATTACAACTGGCTGGTCTCGGTTTGATGAAATAACCCAAGGCGGGTTTGGTAAGTCTGAGTTAGGTGTTGTTATTGCGCCAACAGGGGCCGGAAAATCAATGGCTCTTGTTCACATGGGGGCCACTGCCGTTAAGGAGGGTAAAACCGTTGTTTACTATACTCTTGAGCTTGCTGAGACCGTTGTTGGCCAGAGGTTTGATTCATGCATTACAGGCATTAAATTAAATGATTTATTAAAAAACAAATTTAATGTGATCGAGCGTTTAAAAGAAGTTGACGGTCACCTAATTATTAAAGAATATCCAAGCAAGTCGGCCTCTACACAAACAATTAGAAGTCATATAGAGCGTCTTAAAAAACGCGGGACAAACCCTGATATGATTATTATTGATTATGCTGACCTGCTAAAACCAGTTAGATCACAAGGCGAAAAGAGGCACGAATTGGAAAGCATATATGAGGAATTAAGAGGAATCGCACAGCGAGAGAAATGCACTGTTCTCACCGCTAGTCAAACAAACAGAAGCGGTTTGAATGCAGAGGTTATCACAATGGAATCAATATCTGAAGCATTTAGCAAGTGTTTTGTAGCAGACTTTATATTTTCCTTATCAAGAACACCACAGGATAGGCAAGCAAATACCGGTAGAGTTTTTGTTGCAAAAAATAGAAACGGTCCAGATGGCTTAGTATTTCCAATTTATGCAGATTGGTCAAACGTCAGTATGAAGATACTAGACAAAGACAGTGGCGAACAAAAGCCAGAAGTTTCTACAACAAATAATTTAAAATATTTAAAAGACAAATACGCACAAGCCAGAGGCAAATAGGAGGAAAACAAATGAGTATTGCGAACAATATATTGTCGGACATAACCGTACACATGAAATATGCAAGGTATCTACCAGAAAAGAAACGTAGAGAATCTTGGGAAGAGTTAGTCACTAGGAACAAACAGATGCACCTAAAAAAATTTCCGAAGCTAAAATCTGAAATTGAGAGTGCGTATAAGTTTGTGTACGATAAAAAGGTTTTACCTTCTATGAGGTCTATGCAGTTTGCTGGTAAACCTATTGACATTAGTCCCAATAGGATATTTAATTGTGCGTATGCCCCTATTGATGACCACCGAGTTTTTGGCGAGATCATGCTACTTTTACTTGGCGGAACAGGTGTTGGATATTCAGTACAGCAACACCACGTTGAAAAATTACCATCAATTTTAAAGCCTAACACAAGAAGGGCCAGACGCTTTTTGATTGGAGATTCAATCGAGGGATGGTCTGACGCTGTGTCGGCACTAATGAAGTCTTACTTTAAAGGTACCTCAAAGCTGCGATTTGATTTTTCTGATATAAGAGCGAAGGGTGAAAGGTTGGTAACTAGTGGTGGTAAAGCACCCGGACCACAGCCATTAAGAGAATGTTTAATCAAGCTTGAGGGCATTTTAGACTCCAAAGAGAATGGTGATAAACTTACGACGATTGAGGTTCATGATATTATATGCCACATCGCTGATGCTGTTTTGGCTGGTGGTATTAGACGCGCTGCTCTTATTTCCCTGTTTTCGATTGATGATGAAGAAATGCTAGCGGCAAAAACAGGTAATTGGTGGGAAAAAAACCCTCAACGAGGAAGAGCAAATAATTCGGTTGTTATAATGCGGCATAGAATAAAAAAACAACAGTTCTTGAAACTTTGGGATAGAATAAAAGCATCAGGCGCCGGAGAGCCCGGAATTTATTTCACTAATGATAAGGAATATGGGTGTAATCCTTGTTGTGAAATATCTTTACGCCCATTTCAATTTTGCAATTTAACCGAGATAAATGTTAGCGATGTGAAAACTCAGGAGCAATATGAATCTAGAGCAAAAGCTGCGGCCTTCATAGGCACACTACAGGCTTCTTATACAGATTTTCACTATCTAAGACCAGTGTGGCAGCGAAATACTGAAAAAGACTATTTGATAGGTGTTTCAATGACCGGTATTGCGTCTGGTAAAGTATTGGAACTGGACATGGAGAAAGCTGCTACTGCTGTTAAAGAAGAAAATGCTAGAGTCGCAGAGTTAATCGGTATTGGCCCAGCTTCTCGATGTACAACTACGAAGCCGGCAGGCACTACATCTCTAGTTCTCGGCACTTCTAGTGGTATTCATGCATGGCACAACGATTATTATATTAGAAGATTGAGAGTGGGGAAGAACGAAGCAATTTATTCTTATCTTGTTGAAAACCACCCAGATTTAGTTGAGGATGAGTTTTTTCGCCCACATGATACTTCCGTCATATCAGTACCTCAAAAGGCTCCGGAAGGATCAATTACTAGGTCTGAGACAGCACTAAACCTTTTAGAAAGAGTTAAGAAAGTAGCTGTTGACTGGGTGGTAACCGGACACAGAAAAGGACAAAATACAAACAATGTATCAGCTACAATTACTGTAAAGCCAGATGAGTGGCTAGAAGTAGGCAACTGGATGTGGGATAATAGAAAATACTACAATGGGCTTTCTATTTTACCTTTCTCGGATCACACGTATAAACAAGCCCCATTTGAAGATTGTAGTCAGAAAAAATTTGAATATATGATGAAGTCGCTGGTTAATGTTGACCTAAATATGGTTAGTGAGGAAGAGGATAACACAGATCTCACAGGTGAAGTTGCATGTGCCGGCGGCGCTTGCGAAATAATTTAATTAGGAGTAAAAATGAAAGGAAAATTTCAACCATTTAACAGACATTTAGTTGTTGATGTAATAGAAGATAAGAAAGAAGAAAAGGATAGTCTCATTGTCCTTCCAACTGATTATGAGAAACCTCTAGATCCTTTTGTTAAAGCAATTGTTATTGCAATAGCCGAGGATTCAAAACTACGTGATAAATTATCTCTAAACGATGTGATTCTAGTTGAGAGAAGGATGCTTCATAAAGTTGAGATTAGTGAATATTTGTTCTATTTAGTGTTAGAAAATTACATTTATGGGAGAATTAACGATGAAACTGACCGCTGATACACTAAGGAGCTTAATAAAAGAGGTGATTTCTGAATCAAAACAAAAATCTTGGATTCTAACAGAAAACTATGGTAATAATGATTTTGAAAACGCATACAGCAAAATGGCTGATCCGCAAGGGCCTGCTCAATTTGCTTTTATAACTGCTCACAATCCTCCGGGGAAAAGCAAACACGGTAAAGGGTTTGGATGGAATAATGAAAACCAACAAAGGAGATTAATCAACGATCTTAGCACTAGAGGGTATGAGTTCGTAACTGGACATGGAGTTTATGGTGGGGCCCCTGAAGAAAGTCTAATGGTTTTTAGCAAAAACAACAAAATAGAGGGCAGGTTTAAAGTTGATATGATTAAACTTGGAAAGAAATATTTACAAGATGCAATTGTATATGGAGAAAAATATTTAGGGGCAGCTATCGACTATAGTGCCGGTGAAAAGCCCATAGACGCAGATACTGGCGAACCAATGTCTCAGGCTGCTGGTATGCAAACTGAAACAGGTCCTAGAATTTTTTGGAATATGAAGATGGTTATGCTTGAGCCAGATAAAACTTCACGCCCAACTAGTTTTGAAAAATACCACATTGATAAACAATCTAACTTTTTGCTAACAGGAAAAATGATTCAAGATCGGAAGGATTTTTATACTATTATGAGAGGAATGAAGTCATATATTCCTTTTTACGATGATGAAAGAGAGGAGTATATAGCTAATCCATATCCGGTGAGACAGTGATGACTTATGAAAAAACAATTAAAATCTACGACGATGACGTTGGTCGCGTGGACTACATTGATCATATGGGCAGTGACCTTACCATCGTTAACAGTGCTCGCGTTAGCTTTGGTGTGCAAAAGTCTAGTTTGGATGGGAGGGACAGGAAGCTTATTAATTACCTTATCAAACATCGGCATACCTCAACCTTGGAGCACAATATTGTTACTTTTAAATTTACTGTCCCTCTGTTTGTTCGTTCACAGCATCATCGTCATAGGACGTGGAGCTACAACGAAATCTCAAGAAGATATACAGACAAGGGGCTGAGATTTTATGAGCCGCTAAAATTCAGAACCCAGCACGAATCAAATAGACAAGCTTCAAACCCTGACGAATTAATAGACCCGGATATATCAGAGTATAGTGCAAATATTGTCCCTGTCCCACCACGACATGCTTCTTTTGCAATACTTAATCATCACCAAAGAAGTCTTGATCTTTTTAATAAACTAATTAAGGCTGGAGTTTGCAGAGAGCAAGCAAGAGGTGTATTGCCTCAAAATTTATATACAGAGTATTATGGAACAGTTAATCTTAATAACCTACTTAAATTCATTGACCTACGAACGCATATGGGAGCACAGTGGGAAATCCAAAAAGTCGCGGAAGCGTGTTTGGAAGTGGCCACTGATCTTTGGCCAGAAGCCGTAAAATCATATAGGAAAATAAGAGGTGTCGGATAAGTTTGAAGTTGGAGACCTAATCATATTAAATCAGTATGGCATGTTCATTACTTTTGATTATGAAAAAAAAATTGGACTTGTTATCACCGAACCATATAGCATTATTGCACCAATCGAACCTGAGACAGAAACCTTCTTCACAGTTTACGATATTTTGCTAGAAGGAGAACTATTTAAAATGGTGCCTGAGGAGTTTATGGAGAGCTACAATAAAGACAACGAATCGAGCGATAAATGATTAGTGAATATTGTTTTGATGAACTTGTTATAGCAGGATCTTTAGAGAGCTTATTGTATTGCTTTTTTAATGATAAAAAGTTAATCCTACTTGATAAACATGTGCCTTTTAAGTTGTCTACAATCCCATATCATGAAAAGTTCCGGATGCTAGGTTATTCTGCTGATGATATTATTTATAAGCAAGAACTGTGGGATCGTTTGGCTTTTGTTCTATCAATGACGAACAACATTGTTTGTCCAAATATTGTAAAATCGAGTAGGGATTCTGATGGTGAAGTCATATTGGTGACTGACCACAACAAAAGAATAAGATTGTTTTGTGATTCTATGATACAGTTTGATTCGCCCATTGAGAATAGTTTTTTTGTGTATGATTGGTTTAATGTACGGTCAGGCAATAATCACAAATTTACTATACTTCATGATAATGATATATTTGTAAATCAGATAATTTTTTATCAATCTGAGAGAATAGGCGGTAACAAAAACATGAAAGATTTAGTTGCTGTCTCTACGCTAACTAAAAGCCAACTACAGGATATCAACTTTTGTGAAGGTATTGCTAGAATAAAAATATTAAAAATGATGAAGTCTGTGGGTATAAGAGGCCAGAGTAATGGAATTAGTAAACTAGGTTATAAACTACACTATGCTTTGAAAATTGAACACACGCACAGAGAAACAATTCAAAACTATGATAGTATGCACGACATAAACACAATACTTTTAAAAGAACCAACTAGGGGAGACAAATGGAACATAACCAAAAAACTATTTCGTCACAAGCAAATTTCCACCTTGCAGGAATCATTCCGATTGCCGGCCAACCTTTAGAGTTTAGCATGCCTTATCCCGACTGCTTAATGCCTGTGGCTGTAGATTATACTGCTATTGAAGCGGCAGTGGTAGAGGCGGCTATGGCCGGGTGTAAAACCATTTGGATTGTCTGTAATGATGACATTGCACCAATTGTGAGGTATAGAGTTGGTGATTTTATTCAAGATCCGCTTCATTTTTACAACAACTACAATTACAATATCAGCGATAGGAGAATGAAAATACCAATATATTGGGTTCCTATTCATCCAAAAGATCGAGACAAAAGAGATTGTCTTTCTTGGAGTGTTTTACATGGAGCAGTTACATCTTTAAAGATATCTTCCCAGATCTCGAAATGGTTAATACCAGATAAGTATTATGTTTCGTTCCCGTATGGTATATTTGATCCAAGACCATTGCAAAAAATTCGTAACAAGATAAGAAGCAAAAATAATTTTTATGTATCGCATAATAATAAAACAGTATCCGATAACATTTATTCTAGTTTTACTTTTGGGAAAGATGAATTTATTCAATATCGCAAAAACGTTCGCAGAGGAACTGGAATGTACACAAGTGAAGTAAAAAACAAACATGGTATACCGAGAAGTAAACTGCCGATTGAGGAACGTTGGTCTGCGAGGTTTTTTGAACTTGAGGATGTTTTTACACCTGATACTACCGGGGGTGCGTATACACACGAGGTAGCTGAGTTTTATAATTTAAATAATTGGGAAAACTATAGGCAATATATGTGTTCTAATTTTTCTAATGTAATAAGGCGCCCTTCAAAGGAACTGTTTTCTTATAGAGAGTTTAATCGAATAGCCGTTGATAGGGACTAATTATTATATGTCGCTGCTAATAAAAAAATATAAAAAACTCGTGAAACAGTTGTTGTTTACATATTCAGAACTAGAGTTTGTAGAGGCCGTGTTGAAAGATGCTCACTTAGATTTTGAAATGTTTTTACAAGAGTATTGTAGAAAAAATAATGTACCCATTCAGCAACTAAATGAAAAAAATGCTGAAAAGCTAGAAAAAGTGCTTCCTAAGATAGAACAGAAGACAGACAAGGATGGTGTTATATTATACGACAAACCAGAGAAAGACACACCAGCACATAAAGTTTTTCAAAGAATGTATAGGGTTTTAGCTAAAAAGATGCACCCTGATAAGTTTGCTAACAGAGAGATGACCCCGGAGATTGAAGAAAAGATAGAATCTTTCAAGAGCGCAACTGGAGCTTTTAACAAAAGAAATTGGGCCAAGTTTCTTGACATTTGTGAAAAGTATGATATATTACCATCTAGATACGATAAGATAAATTTGGTGATAAAAAGAGAGATTGATGATATTAATCAAACTATCAGAAATAAAAAGAAAGCATTCAGTTGGACACTTTATGAGTGTGATGACGATGAGGAGTGCAAAGAAAAAACAATAGAAAACTTTTTATTTCAGTTGTTTCAATATAAACTTTAGGGGTTCGGATGAAGAAGACTAAATTAACGATAGAAGAAGGAAACGTATACCTACACATTCAAGATTTAAGTGAGTGTTGTTTTGAACTTTGGGAGGTCGATGGTGTAACTGACAGTTCTGTAAAAGTTAAAATTTCACTAAAAGAGTGGAAAAGTATCGTAAAAGATTGGAAAAATAGAAAAAGCAATAAAAAATAGTACTGTTTCTAGTTATTTTATAATGCATCTTTTAAGTGGACATATGCTTTTATGTGTTGAGCCCTTCTTCATCTTTACAGTAGGGAGCAAATATTATTGTACCCACGTTGATGAGAAGCATTTTTTTGTTGCAAACAAAGGCAGCCAATTTAATGTTAACTATATTAAAGTCCCTTTTAGTTTTGCTACTAAATTTAAAATTTTAGTTTAATGGAGATAGAATGAAAAGTAATTTTTTTAAAACAACCACCCTTGTTTTGGTTGGAGTTCAAATTGTGATGTTGGTGTGTATGTATGCACTAGCATGGAGAGTCGGTACTTTAGAGTCAATTCATCACGAACCTAAGCACATTAAAGAGTAGCCCTATATATACTATGGGGCCTAAAATGTGTATTGCTCGGAGTTTGTAATTGGTGATTTGGTTTGTGTAAGGTCTTGGCGTATGGACGATGACGACGCAGGATGGGTATGCC